ATTATCAAAAATAGAATTAGACACATATTTGGATTATCTGAAACAAGAATATTCGCCAGAAAATGTGAGGTGAGAGAGGTTTCTAAAAAAGAAAAATCGGAATTTTTGAATTCCCATCACCTACAAGGAAATGACAAATCAAAAATTGCTTATGGATTAATTTATGAAAAAAAATTGGTTAGCATTGCAACATTTGGTCAACTAAGACTCAATATGGGCAACAAAAATTCAGACCCATCCATCTGGGAACTATATAGATTTTGCGGCAAAAACGTGGTCGGGGGATTTTCAAAATTATTGAAATACTTCATCAAAACCAACAACCCAAATAAAATAATCACTTATAGCGATAAAAACTGGACTCCAAGTCCTGAAGATTCATTTTATGGAAAAGTTGGTTTTAATTTTGTTGCACATACAAAACCAAACTATCATTATATGCTAAAATATAAAAAAAGGGAAAACAGATTCAATTACCGAAAAAGCATTCTCGTTAAGAATGGTTTTGATGTAAATAAAACGGAAAGAGAAATAATGCTGGAGAATGGGTATGATATAATCTGGGATTGTGGAAATTTAAAATTTGAGATGGTATTATAAAATTTTTTTTGTGATATTTATAGACAAAATATTTATTATGTATAAGAAAATTAATTTATCGCAGTTGAAAAAAATTGTTAAAGAAGTAATTAAAGAACAAGAATCTGAGGAGAGAGAAATTGATCGTATTATGAATAAAATTTTAAGTACTGGCGATGGACCTGTGAATAGAATTGTTGCCATTTATCGTGCGATAGAATTAGCAAAAGCAGATAAAACTGGAAACATCGAAAACTATGCACAGGCTCTTTACGAATCGCTCGAATTTCTTGAACGTTTTGGTGACTTGAGTAGTTCAGAATATAATAATCTTTCACTTGGGTAGCTCAAAATATGAAAAGATTTCCATGTAAAATTATGTGAAATATAGATATTTTTCATATATAAATTTACTATTTAGGTTATGCTTTTGATGTAAATAAAATAGAAATGGTAATAAACGATAAGGGGGCTTAATGCCCCCATTTTACTTTTGGGGATAGGGTTTTATTAAATGCTTAATAGATTTCATCATTTCCCTATTTTCACGCTTATCGCCGATAAATTTGAAATATCTATTCCCACCACCCAAATTAATCATTTGTGCATCAGGAAAGTGCTTCATAACGTTTTCCTTATCTGTACATCCAATCATATCATTGATATGCCTTTGCTCATATATCTTATTGCCTATTTTGTAAGCGTACCTTATTATTCCATTTCCATCAAATGAACCAATGTAATGCCAATTTAAGGCTTGATATATTATTCCAACTTCACCAGCAGATGGATTAACAGTTGCATTTACCACCTTATAGTTGGTATTCTTTTCCAACCATTCTAAAGTTCTCGTAATGAAATATGATGCAGTATTTTTGGGTGTCCACCACAAACATGCACCTCTACTTAGTTTTATTATTTTATCCGAGTAGTTAAAATTATCCTCGAATTCGGGTTCATATGCGACTACCCCACCCAAATGATAATCATTATCAACTTTAAAATATATACCAAAATGCAAATTGGTTTCTTTCGGCATATATCCAAGCCATTCGTATTCATTCACAATTTTTTCACAAGTTTCCCTATCTATGATTTCTACTTTTGTCTTTTTTAATGGAAATAAATATAGGTAACGATTAAAAGGTAAACTATTATTTTCCGTTTTCTCTTTTTCTTTCCGAACTTTATATTGATGCGCAACTATTCTGTTGTTTTTGGAATAATTATCCTTTGCCCACATGGGCTGCAAATTGGTTAAATTCCAGCATTCCCTGAATCCCTCGCAATCAGTGCTCACAAAATTAAATTTTGATATTGGAATAATATGGTCAATATGCCACTCACCATAATTATTCCAGCACATGCCATCAGAAAATAATGTTTCCAGATGATTCATTAATTCATCCAATGAATAACCAATCCATTGAAAAACAGATGAAACCCTTTTTCCGTTGAGGGAGGCAATAATGGAGTTTCTATATCTTTGTGAGATTCTGTATTTTGGATTTTCTGCTAAAAGTTTTTTGCTTTGGATTCTGCTATATTCTCTAACATGTTCTTTATTTTCCTCTCTCCATTTTTTTTGATATTCCTTTAAACGTTCTCGATTTTCTCCAGACCATTTTTTATAATTTTGTTTAAGTTTTTCTTTATTTTTTTGACGGTATCTTTTGTCAACCTCGGCTTTACCACCTTTAAATCTTTGACCGTGATTATATATTTTTACATTATTTTCTTTAAGTAGTTTTCTTAAAGTGGTGAAACTTACATTAAACCTTTTCGCTATTGGCCTCGTGCCTTCAATACCCTCATTATAAATTCTTATGATTTCAGCTACCTGCTCTGGCGTAAACTCTATTTTTTTCATCTCTAAAAAATTTTACAAATATACAACTATTCTAAAACAAAAGAGGGGAACAAAATGTTCCCCTCCAAAAATAAATAATCGATTAACAATAATTTTACTATCGAAGTTCTCTCAAATCGAATGTACGTACACCATCTACAGTAACACGGCCATAGAAGCGGGAGTTCACAAGCTTCTTAGCATACCTTGTCATTATCCCCTTAATAGGTGTGAAATTGAATGGGTTATACATTGTAGGCGTAAGTTGCAATGGCACATACGGTGCGTAGATGTAACCCGTGTCAAGCAAGCTCGTGCCCTTATGGCCCAGCAACAAGGTGTTAGGTGGGAAGTATGGGTCGCGATATACTTGGTAACGACCAGCGAGAGTACCTACTCTTTCGATACCCATGTTATACTGGTCTTGTTCTGGAGATGCGTTTGATACGTGGAAGTATTCGAGGTCATCAAAGATTGCGCTAATTTCCGAAGAAACGACAATCCAGTTTGCCCCACCGCGAAGTGTGGATTTGTGGATTTGTGCGGACAATTGGTTGATAGCGGTGATAAGGGTTTGGTTCCAGTCCTTTTGAGTATAGGGAACTGCATTTGATCCCAAACGCTTCCAGCCGTTGTAATCCCAACGCAAAGTCCAAGCTGCGCCTTTGCGCAAGTCACGCAAGATTTCGCGGTCAATTTCGGCTGCGATTTGCTCGGAGAGCAATGCGGTCAATTCTGCTTCGGCGTCGATGTTTTGGAAAGCCGCAACGTCTTGTGCCATTTCGGGCGACCATTGTGCGCGGAGTTTCCTTTCGGTAACAGATACCGTAACGGACTGAAGGTCGAAAGAAACTTCACCGAGCCTATCTTCGAATTCGAGTTCTTTGTAGATGCGATAAGTGGCAGTGAAGTCTGTGGCGGCAGTACCATCAATCGTGGTCGTAAATCCAGTATAACCATCGATTGAACCATCGGAAACGGTTGCTGGCACTTGCAAGTCAAGTTCAAGATAAATTTTGCCATTTGCGTCGCAAATGTTATCGAATGTGCCGCCACCAGTTTTATCGTTAGGGAATGTTTGCGTGGTGCTTGTGCCGTACTGGACAATACCTTTGCCATACTTTTGTGTAACAACCCTGAAGAGGACTGGTGCGTTAGTAAGACCAGAGAATGCGCCACCAGCAGTAGTTTTTGGCGTGATTGTCAAATCTGAAAGGAAAGATTCATTATCGATTGGGTGACCATCAGGGCCAATAAGTTTACCAGCACCGCTATTAGAGAAACCAGACATAATAACCAACACCTTGCGATAGTTGCCAGCACCGTAACCAGATACAACCAAATCGGCATCGGTAGTTGACCATACAGCCGTACTTACCGTAGCAGTGATTGCTGAGAATTGACCTTTTGAATAATCGAACAAACCAGCAGGATCCAATCCGGGTTCGTTACCTTCATAAAAACGGTCATACAAGCTCTTAGTGGTATCATAATCATAACCCGCGTTAGGAGTTGCTGGACCATCGGGTGCGCCAAACGGCTTATAGTGTTGACCATTTGCGTCGTATCCCTGAATGTTAGGCACAAAGAAGAAAAGTTTACCAATAGGCAAGTTCATTGCCTGAACGGATACGATATCGTTTGCCAAAAGTTTCGAGAATACTCTACGCACGATGGGGAATACAACAGTTTCAAATGCACCAGTATCCGACGTGGTAGTTGCTTCATTGATTAAGAAAGACGCTTGGTTCTCATAGAGCTGCGCCATGTTTTCTTTTTTGTGGCCATCCAAGCCTTCAAGAAAACCAAGTTTATCCCATTTGTTAATAGTGTCCTCCCTGATAACCTTCAAATGTTTTAGGCCGATGTTACCAACGAGTCCAGATTCGAGTAATGCTCCCATTTTTTCTATTTTAAAAATTTTGTTTACTTTTTGGTCAATTTGTTCATCAAATCCTTCATCCTCAAGAACTGTGGGTTCTCGTAAGTTGTGGATTCGATAAGATTAACCGCAGAACCAGTAGATGCCGTGTTATTAATTTTTGGTGCTATTGATTCTGTAATTTGCTTTCCTTCGCTTTCGTTGAGTTCTTTCTTTATGGAGTTGTAAAGCGTTTTACTTTCCTTTAAAGATTGAACATCATCGAACCTGCGTAAAATGTTTATTTTTTCTTTTTTGGTTGTTGAATGTTCTGTGAACAGTCTGGTTGCATAAGCCAAGTTTGAGTTGAATACGGCTACCTCATTAATCTTTTCTCTGAAAAGGTTCAATGCCTTGCGGTATTCTTCGTTTTTCTCTCTGAGGTCAAGAATTTCGGCTTCGTAAACCTTGTTTCTGTTTGGTGTAATGCCTTTGCGCAAACCCCTTCCTTCTTTTGAACCAAAACCGTAGGTCTTTGCGGCCTCTTTTGTTTCTTTCTTTTCACCTTTTGGGTGAACTTTTTTCATTTTTCCGTCCGTGTTCTTGCCATCTTTGTATTCAAATTTTGGCTTTCCGGTGCCTTTGGTTTTTGGTCCTTCTTTCATTTTCTCATCAAAACCTTTATCTTGATTTGGTTTTGGTTTGAATTTGAACTTGGAAGGTCTGCCCATGCCAACACCTTTTGGTTTCATTTTGGATTCGCTTAAACCTTTTTTCAAGATTTCGTTTATTGCTTCATCCATATCCATTTCATCCATGTCCATTTCATCCATGGCTTCTTCCATATCATAGGACTCATCCATTTCGTCCTCCTCTTCTTCGTCATCTTCGTCTTCTTCTTCATCCATATCATAGGACTCATCCATTTCGTCCTCTTCTTCGTCCATTTCTATTTCATATATTGTTTCATCATCATCATCTTCAATCTCAAAATCTTCTTCACCTTCTTCATCTTCGTCCCCTTCATCACCAAACATAGCGTTATATCCGCTTTGCTCATCTTCTGATCTGGGGTCCATATCTTCCTCATCCATTTCAATTTCATACATTGTTTCATTCTCATCTTCAAAATCTTCTTCATCCTCAAAATTTCCCATATATTCTGGATTTTCGTCATCTGGAAGATATGTCCTATCTTCATAAGCAGAATCTATATCATAATAATCATCATCTTGTTCATCCATTTCTTTTTCAACCAAACGCCTTTTATTTTTTGTGGTTTCTTTAATTATAGATTCTTTCAATTTAATCAAATATTCCACATCTGAATTTTCATCTTTTAGATGGATGTCACTTGCATCTTTTGATACAATGATTCCATCATCTTCACTCATTGCCTTGAATACTGTCAACAATGATTCATCATCCATGTCGGTCAAATCCAAAACATCTTCTGTTTCATCTTCCATCTCATCTTCGATGTCCATTTCATCCTCCATATCAAGATCAGGCTCCATATCCATATCTGTTTCCAATTCAGAATCCTCCATTTCTGGTTCATCCATTTCTGGTGTTTCTATATCTTCATCGTCAACTTGCTCGGACATGAGAGACTCTTTTACCAATGCGTTGATTTCATCCTTCATTGTAGAAGAAAGTATTCCTTTTGCATTTTCAGCAATAAGCTCTTCGATTTTTTGCATCTCAAGCATTGCCTTTTCCACAAGATTCTCTTTACTCATTAGTTTTAATTTTACAGATAAATATAGTGATTTGTGAAAAAAAACATTTTTCGCACAAAAAACTGAATAAAAAGGGTTTAAAAAGATATTTTCGCTATTTATTTTTAAAAATATTTGTTATGAATCTTAAAAAAATCATCAAAAAATATTTAAATGAACATAAAATATTGAATGAATATTTGATAAGAGATGAAATAGACCTTTATCACTATCTTTCAGCTTCAATAGAAAGTAAAAAGGAGTCTTTGCCACATGAATATCACTATCTTTTTGATGATTTTTTAGATGAAGAAAATGTTGATTTTAAAAGACCAAAAGAAATGAAACCCAGCATTTATTTTGGTGAGCCACATAAAGAAATCGATATGTTCGATGATAGTCTTGAATTGATTACTTGGCTTGAAGATAATCAACCTCAAATTTATAAAGCATTTGCAGAATATCTTTATGAAAAAATGAGTAATTGGAAATTGCCAATTCCAGATGAAGAATATCCATCTTGGTTTTTTTTTGTTGCGGCTAAAATAATCAAAAATCAATGGCTAATTCACTTTACAGATAATGCAGAATCAATAACGAGAGAGGGATTTAAATATGGAACTTACGATTTAACCAAACTGGGTCTCACAACACATTTTACTGATTATGACAAACAATATGGAGGTTATAACTTTGCTTTTTTGTTGTCAGATTTTAGAAAATATAGATATTCAGAAGAATCCTATCCATATGGTGCTGATGCTGTGATATTCAATGCTTCAGGGATAAGAGTTTGGCATCTTGGTGATGAGCAATATCAAGTTATTTTTAAAGGTTCAACGGCAAAAAATATCATACCCATTTTAAATGGTAAAAATGCGCGTTGGGGAATTTACGGCAAAAATGGTAGGTTGTTATATGAGAATGACAATTTGGAAAATGTCGTTAATTGGGTTGCCAAAAATTATCCCCAATATAGGAAAAGTTTAACAAAATAAAAATGCCCAACCGAAAAACGATTGGGCATTTTTGAAACTTTGTTTGGCAATTTTAATTAATCACTTCCAAAATTTTTGATTCCACTGTAGAAATGATTTTCCAATCAAGTGTCAAATTTTTGTTTCTTTGTACCATCTTGGCTTCAACATCTGTACATGACCACCCCCAAACCAAAAAATTCTCTGTAATTTTTTTGAGTTTTCCAGTTTCCTCATTGGGGACATACATTACCGTTTTAACTAAGAAAAATCTTTCTGTATCCATTGTTAAAGTTTTTTTGTTCGCAACAAAGGTAATATTAGAAATTGAAAGGCAAAATTATTTACCCAAATATTTTGATAAATTTTTCATCAAATCTATCGACTTGTTGTGCTGACGGCTATTCACATATTTTTCTTCTTTCTGCGTTTCTATGTTTTCATCATACAAGTGCCTGTCTTCTTTTCTGTTAAAGAGATATGCACCCGGAGTGGATGGTGAATGTACCAAATCAAAACATATTAATTCAAAATCATCTTGAACCTCATTTTTCTCACCTACTTTTTTGAGAGTTCCGACACCCCGTGATGAAATACCCAATGTAACACCCTGTCTAACCAAATTTGCTGCTTGGTCTCCCTTTGTGCTAACAATGCCCCTTTCATGAAATCCGGGTGATGTGAGGAAAAGAACTTTTCCCATCAAAACATTACCATCCCACCATACCTCATTTATTTTGTGGGAAACCCTATCTAAATCTATTAATGAAGATTCTGGGTGGTTTAATTCTGAAGTAGATAAGCCCCTTTCAATTAATTTTTTGTATTTTTCCGACTCTCTTTTTAAGATTTTTTCTGGATACCATCTTCCATTTTTATTTTCGGTATCATATTTCTGGAGAACGGCATAAAATTCAAATGGATTTCTATAATCTATTTGTTTATTTTCCTTTAATATGGATTCGTTTAAGGCATCTTTTGGGTTTATCCATCCGGCATCCATTTCAACCAAAATGCCAGTGCCAACCTCGTGTGCCTCCAATATTCTTAAACCATTATTTTTGAACATCTTTTTTTATTCATAAATATATGGTTGTTTGTTTGTTTTTCAATTTTTCTTGCTCACAAAGAAATCGAAGTTGGCATCATTTAAAAAACAATCCTTAATAATATCCTGAACTATGGATTCAGATAACGATTTTATTAAAGGGGATTTGAAACTTTCTTTTACTTTTGGATAAAGTGTAATCTCGATGCTCATAAAAGAACGTTTATTTCTATCCAATCCACTTGCCCTTAAATCAACATCCAGAATAAAGTTTTCATAAAGAACTGATTTATTTATCTTGGAACTTACAGAATTTTTTATATTCTTTGATAAATGACCGACAACACTTTTCCAATTTTCGGAATCAGATTTCGGTAATACCCATGTTCTGATATTAATAAAAAACGATTTGAAATCACTATGGTCAACAGTGCCATATAGTGATTTTACAAATGGACTCACATTCAATTTAACATTTTTGCCTCTCTTCATTTATTTAAAACTATTTGTGGCAAAAATAATATTTTTTTACAAATGAATTGTTATATTCACAACGAATCTTTGAAGTTTTTTAATTTATAATAATTTAATCTGTTAAATTCATCATTCGATATCTTTTTTGAGGTCATTTTCAATTTTTCAATGACTTCATCTTCGGTGTGCTCTTCCATTAATTTGTTTATCTTGTTAATGGTTTCAGTCTTTATTACCTCAAATTCTTCCCTCAACAGATTTTCATCTTTGTTTAGCATTTCAGTTAGTTCGGTTCTGACAGATTCGTCCAACCCATTAAGATATTCTTTTATTTGTTGATTTGCAATTTTTACAGTACTTGACAATGGTAGATTAAACTTTGACTCATGTATCTGAGGTTTTTGCATCAATACACTAATAATGTTTTTCCTGCTGCTTATAGTTTCTTCTATGCTAATCTTATTATCATATACCAAGTTGTCAATATCCACATAGTTATTTTGACCTGCGCCATTTTTTGGTAAATCAACTTTTCCCCTTAATGATTTTAACCTTTTAATGCCTTCCTCAAGATATTCTTTGGCCTCACTTTCTGGCAACCCTTTGGGTGTGGATAAATCTGAATATAATAGATACATCCTCGATAAATCCTTATTTGTTAAAAAGTTCTCCTTAAACAATTTAATGCTTTCTTTAAACTCATATTTGTTTCCATATCTTTCGATAAAGTTGGATTCGATAATCGTTTTTATTTCTCCAAATACCATGGCTTTTTTTTATATAAATATTTACTTGTCCAATATTTTATTTAATTCATTCTCAATATTCTTCAACAATATCTGTCCTTGACTTAAATCCACGTATTGGCTTCCCTTAATCATATTGCTTTCAACCAATAAGTTTAAGTTTTTCTTCAAATTCTCCATTTGTGCTGCCTGTTCTGGTGGGGGTGCTTCTCCAGCGAGAGCCTCTCCTGCGGGTGCTTCACCAGCCAATGGTTCCATTGGCGGTGGCGTAAAAGTCTCCCCGCCCATAGGTGGGGGCATTTCTCCCATAGGTGCTACACCAGTTTGTTGGGTTGGTGTTTCACCAGATAAACCACCATATAGAGAATCCAATTTCTCGAAAATACCCGTTTTCTTTATTACAAGAGGTGTGGCCTTTAATTCCTCACCAACAGCCCTTTCAATTCTTTGTTGTTGCAAATCAACCCTAATTTCCTCATCACTGAAATTGAAAATGTGCTTTTTGGCCCACGTAGCTGAAACAGGCTGAATACCAGAACCGGGGTCAGCGACAGCTTCTTTATACAATTGTATTTTTTCTTTCCATATATCAATCTTCAACAAATCAGATTGCGTTGATGGGTTGTTTAATGTTAGGGTAAAATTAGTCAATTCATCTTCAAAACCCATCAAGAATAAGTGTATAATTGCAATTTTATTAAGTTCTTGAAGCATGCTTTTTTGGATGCGGTTTATGGTTCTTGCAAAACGAATATCTTGTAATGCAAGAGTTTTACCATCAGCAACGGCTTCTTCAAAACCCAAAAATGCTTTTGGAATTCTTAATGCGGTGACAAGTTTTCTTTGGATATATTCTATATCCGCTATCTCTCCCAAATTTGAATTCTTGATGAAAATTCCAGATTCAATCGCAAAAGTGTGATAGTTGTGATACAATTCATTCCCATCTACCGTTATTGTTCCAGTGTCAATTTTATTTTCGAGTATTTCAATTTTTACTATCTTATGGTTATATAATTGACTCAATTTCCATTGTTTAAAATTTTTATACCCTCTCGATTTTAACATTTTATCCAAATGATTGTGAGTAAATGTTTTTAAGTTAGTTAATCTACTTCGAATATTAGAATTTATGTTAAAAAATTCGGCAATAAATTCTGAATCATTATTAAGTTGAATTAAAATTTCGGAAGCCATTTGTGTTTTACTATAAACACTCAAAAATTTGTTGAATATAAATTCATTAAAAATTATTTTTTGATTTTTTGAGAATACTTTATCTCTATATTCTTCAGACTCCCAATTTTTCTTAGAAATATGTGAAATTTTATTTCTATTATCTGGCAATTTTTTAACCCTACTAATAGATTCTCCCCTTTTCTTTAAATTTTCGGGATTTGAACTCCACTCCTTCATTTTTTCCGAAGCTTTTCTCTGAGCATCAAGTGAATGAATGTTTTTAGAAAATCTTTGCCTTTTCTCTTCTTCACTTAAATTGTCTATAAAATTTTTAATTCCATCGGATTGTTTTTGAGAAATTAATTTTCTTTCTTCATCTGTTCTTTGTTCCCACATTCTTTTGCTAAATAAGATTCTTTCCTCAATCCAAGCTTTTTTAAATTCTGAATCGGTGTCTAATTTATTTTTTAATGCTTTACCACCCATTGATGCAAATTCTGGATTTAAATTTTCTGCATGGTATCGGTGATGGTCAATGGCATTCATAAAGTAAAGATTATTAGGTGTATTGTTGTACCTGTTAATGTCGTAATGGTGAATTGTGTTTTTTGCTTCTGAAATATATTCTTCTTTGTAGGTAAATTCTTTATGACAACCTAAAGACTTCATGTAATTTGCAACCATTCTGTGCGTAAATTCCCATTTTTGTGTTTTGGTATTCCACACTTGTTGATATGTAGATTTTTTTATGTTTATTGGTTTTTCTTGTGTGTAGAATGGCATTAATGAATCTCCAACAGTTAAATCTTGGGCTTCAACAAAACCTTTTTCCCTATGGACAAATTTATGATCTGGTGTTGCAATTACTTCTTTTCCATTATCGAGTGTAATCTTCAACACATCCGCGTTTTTCCTTGTAACACCTGCCCAAGTTATCATACCCGGAGCCAAATCACCGTTTTCGGGATTACATGAATATACCCATAGATTCCTGTTTCCACCATCCCATTCTTCTATTATTTGGGAGAGAGGTAAAACGCGACCATCCAATAAAGGTATTTTGGTATCCAAAGATATGCAAGCTCCCGGAAGCGTTTCTATTGGGCTGGGGGATGCGGGATCTCTAACTGGAATAAAATAATCTTGGTCAACGGCCATTTGATTGTACCTCAAATCGACATTTCCTGTTTTGGAATCCGCAATTTGTTCCCGTTTAAATTTGTTTGCAACCCTGTTAACATATGGTTCAACATCATTGTCGTCCATGTTGCCGACAAATACTTTGAAAACCCTTCTTTCTGGTGCTCTTGAAATCCTATAAATAAGCATTGCATCCTCGGCCAATAAAAGTTGTCGCCATGTTCTTCTGGCTTTTTCCAACATCGACGTTCCGTAAGGTAGTTTTCTATCATCACCCATCAACCTAAAATGTGCAATTTCCCAAGATTGGAACTCCATATTTTTAACGGTCCATTTAAAAATCAAACTTTTTGCTGGTTCGCTTTGCTCGATATATGGTGAATTCACATTTGACGAACCGGGTTCCAATCTTTGTATTTCTATGTTTGGTAACTGTTGGCAACCAACAATTCCCCTTTCAGGGTCCAATTTTAAATAAACAAAGTTATCACCATACTTTGCCGTGTTCCTCGTCCACATCGGCAAATTGGTGTTTATATCCAGAACATTAACAAAGAGTTCTTTTAATATGGAACGTATTCTCGGTGATTCGGAATAAATTTGCAGGATTTCGCCATTTTCATCCGTTGTGGTTGATTCTTCTGCATAGATATCCAAGGCAGTTGAAATCTCTGGGGTGAATTCCATTGATTCGAAATCGTAAACGCTTGCCAATCTTGTGGGTTCATAATACACCGCTTGGGTGTACATGTTATTTTCAATTTTGGTCCATTGATTTGACAAATATCTAGACTGCTGTGCTTGCAATTTTTCACGTTCGTATTCTTGCTTGTTTTGAGTGCGTAGCAGTTCTTTTTTATCGAATTCGTATGTTGGATATTCTTGATTCAGCAAGCCATGTGGCCCAAAATTTCTGGACAGCCTTTGCCAAATCGTCAAATTTTCTT